GGCTGGACCAGAATTTCCCGCCGTACATTTCCGTGGTGACGGACCAGGCTCGTATGCGCATTACCATCCACATCCGCGAGCGCTCGACGGGGGACCGCACCGGCCGCGGAGCGTCAATCGAGCTGCCGATCCCAGAGGCGCTCGCGCTGAGTTATGCGTTGCAGAGGTCGCTATGAGTCAGGCCGAGCCGCTGGACCAGCTCGCGCGCCGGCACACGGCGAAAGCCGTAGAGACCCTGGCCGAGATCATGCACGACGGGTTCGCCGAGGATCGCGATCGGATACGCGCCGCGGAGTCGATCCTGGATCGCGGCCACGGCAAGCCGCTCGCGGCGACCATCCAGATTCCGATGAACCAGCGCCAGGCCAAGGCGCTGATGGGGTTGTCCGACGGGGAGCTGCTGGATATCATCCGCGAGCCGCTGCCGCAGATAGGGCACACGTCGGAAGGCGACTATGAGGAAGTTCCCCTAGCCGACGATCCTCTGCTACGCTGAGCGGATGGATACCCACGAGCGCGCACACGTCGCGGCTGAATACCTGCGCCGGCAGCGGGCGCGCTCATCACTGGTTGAGTTCAGCCAGGCGATAGACATCCCAGGCGCCCCGACGCGGGCGGGGGACATAGAATGCGAACTGTTCAAACCAGTGGAGACGCGGGTAGCGTTGCACCACATCCTGACGATGCAGGCGATCGAGCGAGCCATGACGACGCCGCGCGGCAGGCTGATGCTCTTTATGCCGCCGGGCTCTGCGAAATCTACCTATGCAAGTGTGGTCGGTCCCACCTACGCTATGGGGAAGTGGCCTGGGCACAAGATAATCCTTGCCTCCTACGCATCAACGATCGCGGAGAAACAGAGTCGGCGTGCCCGATCTATCTGTCGCAGCGATGAATACCGAAGCATTTGGCCCGACAAGCCCACACTACTCGACGACCGTCGATCCGTTGACGATTGGAGCCTCAGTAACGGCTCAGAATTCATGGCCGCGGGTATACTCGCCGGCATCACTGGTAATCGCGCGCACGGTGCGATCATTGATGATCCAGTCGCAAATCGCGAACAGGCTGACAGCTCTGTTACACGAGAGAAAGTTTCCTCCGAGTTCATAGACACTGTGCAGACCCGGCTGATTCCGGGCGGCTACACAATCCTCATCATGACGCGCTGGCACGAGGACGATCTGGCCGGCGGTATTCTGCCGGCGAACTACTCAGGCGAGTCAGGGATGATCGCGTGCCGCGACGGGCACACGTGGGAAGTTCTGTGTATACCGGCGGAGTGCGAGCGCGAGGGCGATCCGCTCGGGCGCAAGGTCGGCGAGTTCCTGTGGCCGGAGTGGTTCCCACGGGAACACTGGAGCACGTGGCGTGACAACCCCAGGGCGGCGCGCACGTGGGCCGCGCTCTATCAGCAGCGCCCGGCGCCATTCACCGGGGTGCACTTCAATCGCGACATGTTCCGCTTCTACGATCTGGACAAGCCGAGGGCGGCATGGTGATCGACACGTACACGGATCTGAATTCCCTGCCGCCGAACATTCGGGTCTACGGCGCGTCGGACTACGCGACGATGGCCCCGGAGAAGGGCAAGAAGGAACCGGACTTTACCGAGCACGGCGTATGGGCGATCGACCAGCCCGGGAACCTGTTCGCAATCGACTGGTGGTGGAAGCAGTGCGAGACCGACGAGAGCATCGCCGAGTTCATCAAGCTGGTGGGTATCCACAAGCCGGCGAAGTGGGCGAACGAGGGTGGTCTTATCGACAAGGCGATCGGGCCTACCATCCGCCGCGCGATGCGGGATAACCGCAAGTTCGTCGCGATCGAACCCATGCCTAGCCTTCAGGACAAGGGCATGAAGCTCCAGGCTTTCCACGCCCGGGTAGCGGCTCATGCCGTGTACTTTCCCGTGCGGCGCAAGTTCACTGAGCATGTCATTGAGCAACTGATCAAATTCCCCGCCGGGCGCTGGGATGACGCCGCGGACGTGTGCGGGCTGATCGGCCGGATGATCGACCAGATGGCCGACCCGAACGTCCCAGTTGTGGAGCGTAAGCCCGATCTGGTACCTTTCACGGCGAAATGGCTAGAGTTCAACGACGGACGCGATAAACCCAAAATGAGGTTTTTCTAATGCGACACTACCGCCCAGGGTTTCCGCCCGAGATTACTGACGAGCCAGGCGAGAACGTGCAGCCTTCCGCTGCACCCGCAGTGAGCGCCGTAAAGCCTTTTCTGTCGCCGGCCGAAGCACAAGCCGCAGCAGCAGCGCGGACGATTCGAGCCGGCATGATAAAGCAGAAGATGATGGCCCCGGAACCGGCGGATTTGGCCAAGCCCTCAGTGGCGCCGCCGAGTCTTGTGCAGTCTACCCAGATTATCGGTTCAGTCGCGCCGTTGCCGTTAGTCGGAGCCGAGCCGCCTGCCAAGACATCAGCGCCAATCCCAACGCAGCCCGTACACGCCCATCCTCCGATGGACGTTCACCTTATGAAACAGGAGCACTTAAAGTCATGACCGATCCAGTACAGACCGTAGCCGCAGATGTGATGAGGGCCGCGACGGCCGACGCCACAGATGTGATGAGGGCCGCGACGGCCGTCGCCACAACCGAGTCGAAGTTCGTCACCTACGTCAAGGCGCACACTATTGGACTGGCTGCCATTGCCAGCTTCATCGTCGGCGCGGTAGTGGGCAAGCTCGTCTAACGTGTCAACCTCGGGTTCGAGCAACAACATCCCGGGCGGGACAGCCGGGATTCTGGATGATCCTCAGCAAGCCGCGTCCAGCGGCTTCGATGCCGTGGACACGCCGACGCAGCCGATCCCCGGGGACATCACGCCCGAGCAGGAGGAAGCGCTTGTCAAAAAGTATTGGAAGGAATACGACAACGCGCGCAAATTCGATGAAAATTTCCGCAAGCAAGTGGCTATTGACCGTAAGTATGCTGCTGGCACTTCTGACCTTTCGTGGGCAGTCACAACTAATCTCATTGGCGCGTTCATCGACATTCTGGTTGCCCTGCTTTATGCGCGCGACCCTGATGTCTCTGTCAAAAAAGCGCCACAGGTAGACAACACCAACACCGTTCCGCTGGACACATTCGCCAAGACGCTTGAGATCGTGATCTCAGTGCTGTGGCGCCGCGGGAAGCTGCGCAAGGCCGCTCGCAAAGGCGTTCGGAGCGTGCTCTCCAACGGCGAAGGGTGGCTCAAGTGCACTATGGTCGCCGAGAAGGTGCCGAAGCCGGAGATGGAGACGGCGCTCAACGATGCGCGTGAGACGCTAGGCTACCTTCAGGCGCAGATGAAGCTGCTGGAGGACCCGGAGCAGGGCGACCCGGAGTCTACCGAGGCCGAGATCATCGAAAAGCAGACTTTGATCGCGGACTTGGAAGCGAAACTTGAACTCGCCATCAACAAAATGTTCGTGATCGAGTACGTGCCGACCGAAAACATGCAGGTCAGCACGGACATCGCGCAGATTGACGACTACACCGACGCGAAGTGGATCGCGAACGAGATCTACGTTGAAAAAGAGGACGCGCTCGCGCGTTTTCCGCGGATCACGGCCGAGGATGCCAAGTCCGCCAAGATTTATTACCAGCGCGCGCCGAAGGAACTCACGACGCGCGACATCGACAACGTGCTGCCGCAGGGAATGTTGACCGCCGAGAGCGCTCAGGCGTTCGTCACGAGCACCAGCACTGAGGAATCGCCCGCGTTCATCCGCGTCGTGGAAATGTGGGACCGCACGGACAAGACGATCCGCACTTTTGCGGACGGGATCAAGAAATGGGTAAAGGAACCGTATCAAGAGCCGTACCCTACGAGTCGCTTCTTCCCGTATTTCTATTTCGCTTTTTACGAAGTGGACGCCCAGCGTCATCCGCAGTCACTTTCATGGCGGCTCTACAAGTTGCAGGACGAATTCAGCGCAGCGCGCTCGAACTTCCGCCTTACTCGCGAGCGTTCAATTCCGGGAGTCCTATTCAATGCGACGATGCTGGACGACGCGGAAGCGAAAAAGCTCTCTGACTCGAAGCACCAGGAATACACGGCTCTGCGCCCTAGCGATCCGTCCACGCCGATCGGCAATCTGTTCGCCGCTAAGCCCGTTGCCGCAGTTGATATGCGCATTTTCGATCCGACACTGATCCTCAGCGACATGGAGCGCGTCTCCGGCGTCCAGGAGGCGCTGTCAGCGGCGATCAACGGCCCGGGCAACCCCAAGACGGCTACCGAGGCCAACATTCAGCAGAGCGGCACGAATGCCCGTACGACTTCCGATCGCGACGCCCTTGAGTGGATGCTGACCGATCTTGCGCAGTACACCGCCGAGCAGTCGATACAGTGCCTACAGCCGCCGGAAGCCGCGCGCATGGCCGGCCCCAAGGCATTCTGGCCGTTCGGGATGGACATCGAAGATTTGTTCACGATGGTTGAGATCGAGATTGAAGGCGGCTCGACCGGCAAGCCGCGTGCGCCTACCGATCAGCAGGCGTGGGCTACAATACTGCCATTAATTCGGCAGATGATCGGCGAGATCGAACAGGCGCTGGGCTCCGGCAACATGCCGCTCGCGAATTGCCTGATCGAGCTGATAAAAGAGACAATGGTTCGCATGGGAGACGAGAGCGACCCGGATCGCTTCATCCCGCAGATTCCGCCGCCCGGGTCGCCCGGAGCCGGCACACCGCCGAAGCCGATCGTACCGGATGTCAAGATCAGCTTGGCCGGCGTACTCGACCCAGCCACGAGCGCAGCGATTGCTAACCCGGTCCTCAAGGTGGACCAGGCAGCCGCTGCGCCGCCCCCGCCCGCCCCCGGCGCTGTCCCGTCCCCCGGCATTGTGCCTTCAGCGGGACCAGTGGCTCCAGCGCCGGGAGCCGGCCCTTAAGTTTAGTCACCACAAAATAGGATTGCCCACATGGCCGAAGAAACAGTGCTGGACGCGGTAAACGCGGCCCTCGAATCAAACGGAGCCTCCAATGCCGCTACTGAAACAGATGATCATTCTGAATCTACTGATGTGGATGCTGGCGATGGTGCCAGCGCTGATACGTCTGTGGAAGGGGATGCAGAGGGCGCTGAGACTGAGGAAAGCACTGAGGGTGATGGAGATGAACCCACTGGCGTTGGTGCCGATGGCAAACCTCTTGAGCGCAATGCAGACGGAACATTCAAGAAAGCTGAGCCCAAGTCAGACGACAAGCAAGGTGATAAACCTGTCGAGCCGAAGAAACCGGATGCCGTCAACGACCCAATCCCGAAGGATCTGAAGCAGGAGACGCGCGAGCGCATCCAGACGCTGATCAAGACGGCAAAAGAGTCGCAGGCCGCCGTCGAGAAGATTCAGACCGATTTCAACTACATGGTGAATGGCATCCAGGCCACGGGCGCCACTCCCGCGCAGTACGGCGAGACTTTGAGTTGGCTCTCGCTGTTCAACAGCGGCGATCCGGCGCAGCAGACGAAGGCGTTGGAGCTGATCGAGAGCGTTGCCGATCGGCTCGCGACATTCCTCGGCAAAGAGCGCACCGTTAGCGATCCGCTGAAGGGTCACGCCGATTTGATCGACGCTGTGCAGAAGGGCCAGACCACGAAGGCGCTCGCGACCGAAATTGCGCGCCATCGCAACTCCACCGGCTTTCGCACTGAGCTTACGGCGACTGCTACTCGCGAGCAGCAGACGCAGCAGCAGCATCAGGCAGCGGTACAGACCGCTCGCAATGAGCTGACAGCGCTCGAACAGATGCTGATGAAGTCCGACCCGCAGTATGAGGCTAAAAAGGCCATGCTGGTCCCGATCCTTCAGCCGATCTTAAAGAACTTGCCGCCGACGCAGTGGAAAGCGGCGTTCGAGAGCGCGTACGCTCAGGCCAAGGTGGCCGCGGCGCCGCGGGCAAAGGCGAGCGGTATCCCGAAGAATCAACCATTACGTGCAGGTTCCCCGGCTGGTGGCGGAGCGCGCGGCGCACCGAAGTCCATGTTGGACGCGGTGAGCGACGCCCTGGGAAGCATGCAGAAATGAGCTTCCTGATTGCGACGCCTGCGCGTGGTCAGGCGATGAACGTTGACTACACCATTGGGTTGATGCACAGCGCCGGATTACACGGCGGCTGGATGCCGATGGGTGGTCAATCGGATCTGTACATCGCTCGGAATGGGTTGTTGAACGAATTCCTTAAAACAAAGCACGATCAGCTCGTCTGTATAGACAGCGACATCGGGTTTTTGCGCGAGGACCTTCAGAACCTCGTGACTTCGCCGGCTCCGTTCGTCAGCGGACTGTATCCCGGGAAAGGCGATCACAAAGGCGCGGTGTTCGTGCCGTTGGATGCCGACCGCGGCATACCGTTGCCGACCGAAGGGCTCGTCGAGGCGAAATTTGTGCCGTTTGGGTTCCTCTGCCTCCATCGCTCTGTGCTTGAGGCTATGAAGGCTTCGGTGCCGGAGTACGGACACGAGGATCGGCCCAACTATCAGTTCGTCAATGGCGAGATAGTTGACCGCAACCTGTTGAGCGAGGATTATTCTTTTTGCGCCCGCGCCCGTCGGGCCGGCTTCACGCCGATGATCAACTGCAAGGTCCGCGTTAAACACGATGGA